ATAACTCCTTCATGCCAAACATCTTTTGCCTCTACCTCTGAGAGTGGGATATCGCCATCGGACATTTGGCGCAATGTTTCGCCCAAAGCATTGTAAATACTCAAGGCGCCTACACTGGATCCTATGGCCTGGCCTTTAGGCACCATATTTCTAGCAACAGAATTTAACAATTTGGCATTTTTTGTGGCGCCTCTAACAATCATGTCGTCAGCAAGTTCGCGGGTTAATCCACTGCTCATCAACCTTTTACGCAATATTTTAGATCCGGTCTTGCTCATACCTTTAGCAAGTGGCTTCAAACCATATTTAGCGGCAGATCCGCCAAGACCGCCACCAGCCATAAATAACGGAGCATCAAATAAAAAGCCTAAAGCAATGGCTCCGACTTCTTCTATAACACTAGGATCGTATGCCTCAAGTTTTTCTTTATCATACATGGATTCTCCTTCCATGATATCGTATGCCATACCCATTAACGAATTATTAAAACCGGCCCGGAATACATAGGATTGCTCCATGTTCTCATAGGATGCCTCCATTGTTTCAGGGGAAACACCCCCCCCATAAATACTAGCTCCTGCACCTGGTTTATTCGTACCCTGCGGTTCGCCAAATATTTTCTCCCACGGACTAAGTTTTCTTTGCGCCTTTTCACTAACGTCTGCAACTTCCTCGCCACCAGAACTTAGCTCTACCTCTGGCTCAACGCCAAAAGCGGCAAAGTCTGGACCTTCAGTAGATTGTGGAACTTCTGTTGTATCTGGCGGTGTTACTCCGAAAGCCCCAAAATCTGGCTGCGGAGTATTTATGGTATCTTCTGGCATATATTATGGTTTATTTGTACGTCATTTCACCGCTTATCAGAGCCGCCTTTAACTGCTCTGGGGTCCAATTAGAAGTAATCATATCATTATAACTTACCCAAGTACCGGACATTTTATTGTAGTATGATAAATCTTCAATAATAAAAGTACCTTGCCCGGTCGCTTCTTTGGTCTCAGCAGCGGCTTCTCTAGCCTTACCCTTCCACCTAGTATCTGCAATCTCTTTAGACTCTGCCCTTGTTATAAACGATTGTCGCGGCGCAATAATACGATGTTCTGCAACAGGATCCGGAAAATTTTCAGCGGTGCGCTTAGTATAACTCCAAACATCGTCACCAAATTGTGATTGCATTTGTCCTGACACTGTAGATTCAGGAGCAACTACTTCAAATACTCCTGCAAAGTCCATTACATCTATAACTTTAGCATCGCCTGGACCTGATACAACATTAAACATCATCTCACCCTTAGTGATAGATTTTGGCGTGCCAGTTAATGGATCTATTGCACGTTCTTGATTCATAACATTAACAGAACTAAGCACTTGAAGACCTCCAGATGGATCCTTATACATTTTTCCAGGGGTAGCTTTTACTGGAGTATTAAAATGCCCGCGGTAAACATTACCTTTATGGTCCTGGACAGTGATCATATCGTTAGAGTTATACATTATAGCAGTGGCCATATTTAATGCGTTCTTTTGTGGTATGGTAACATATTCAGTATTATACTGAGATTGACCATCTGGTGTAAACATTGTAGTTTTTGTACCAGAATCTCCATGTATGCCAAAATTCATATTCAAATTTCTCTTGTTTTCTGCATACTCTTTTCGAAACCCTTGTACAGCTCTTTTCTCTTCGCGTTTTATTCCATTACGGAACTTACTCTCAAATAATGCCCTGGCCTTAGGATCATTTTTTATAAATGGGTAAGATTCTAATTCGTCCTTAATCATGCTATTCATTTGAGCATCAGTATAATATCCAGTTTTTTCTATTGTCTCAACGGCTTTTACTGCCTCAGTAGACAAATATGGATTCTCTTCAATCTCGGTAGTAATCTGAGTACCTACTCCAGCAATAGCTCTAGTGACGGCCTTATCAATACTCATATGACTCTGAAACTTATTCACAAACTTGGCCAGGTCTTCAATTTTCTTGGTGCCCAAATTGTCATGATTCTTAATCAAATTAGCAGCCATCTCTAAAGTATCTTCATCTACCCGCTTATCCGGATCCTGAGCATCCTGAATAATCTGCAAAGCATCTCCAAATACGGCATTATACCCACGGGCATAGTTCTGATAGGTGCGAACCATATTCTTAAACCTGGGATCATATTTGGCATACATCCTGGCCTTGGAATAATCTCCTCCCATTAAGGCTGCAGCTTCGTCCATATATTGATTTATCTCGCCCTGAAGTTTCGAATTGAATTCGTCCTGGGCGAAAGGATTAGCAAGTTCTACATACTGATCAAGAATATCATTGTTACCAGGCCCAAACATGGCAAACTCTTCGAGCTTAGCCTTATGCTCTTCTTTACGTTTAGCCTCCAGGATACCAATAGGTATAAGACCGGTCCCGGCTGCGAATATGGGCACCGAACCTAATGTTTTGCTACTAATTTGACCTACGTTAATAGATCTACCAGCAGTTGGATAGTACGTACTCGTAGGCAATGCTCCTGTAGGAGCCTGCTTTATAGTCTTTTGCATATCCTCTATGAACTTCATATCCCCAGCTTGCATTCCGCCGCTCCTAGATAAACTGTAGTTACTAGGCCCGTCGCCTTGAACTACGCTTGGATTTGTATTTTCAGGCATTATTCAAAAGTTTTTAAAGGCGGTAGTGGATTCATAGAAGTTTGAAATAGTGGAGATGTGCTAACAGGCCCGGTACTGGCAGGCACTCCTGCATCCATTGGAGTGCCGGCAAAATCAGATTTAAGGCCGCCTCCTCCGCCACCAAAACCTCCTGCGAAACTACCGGCTATATTAGTTAGGCTGCTCAAAGCCTGCATATTCTCCATATTACGATTAAGATTACGATCGGATAAATTTTGTGTAAAGGTTGCCCTCTTTTGAGTAGCTTTCCATACATCGACATCAAGTTCCCGCTGCGATAATTTCTGGGTTATGTCTCCAATAGCGGCCATATACGTACCACGCTGAGCGCCAACTGTTCCAACCAGTTTGTTTATATTGGTTCCCATACCTGTTTGAATCTGATTCATAAATGATATGGCCATGGCAGGATTATTGAAACGAGTGGCTACACTCATAGCTCCGGCCCCGGCTCTTTCTATCAGATCTTTACCTACCTGAAATTCAGGAGTCATCCCTGTTTCTACCATCCGCTTCTCTCTACGCAGCTCTTTTTCAAAAGACGTAAGACGCGGATCAAAACCAGTTATACCAGCCTCCGCAGCTTCGGTTGATTTTAAATCTTCATACAAACCCTTTTCCCGTTTGCGGCTACCAAAGAACCCAGCTATACCTCCGACAAGGGCGCCAACACCGGCCCCTATAGCGGTACCTACACCAGGAAATATTGATCCTATAGCAGCACCAGTGGCTGCACCTTTTGCGGCACCTGTACCTGCACCCTGCCACCCAGCTTGAGCAATGTTTATGTCGTCCGGCATAATATTTTAAATTATTGTTCCCTGGTACGAACTCTTATATTCCTTGCTATGCCTTCAGCCACTTTAAATCTAAGTTGCTTATGCGCGGGCACGGTGCCTTTAGTCATATTAGATTGCTTAGGTCCGTGCTGATAGTAATAGAATCGACCAAGTAGTTTAAGTTCTACTTCCTCTTCACTTAACAAATGGTTCTTAACCACCTCAATGAGTACATCAAACATATAGTCACATTGAATGACTGTAATGCCTGTAATATCAGCTAGTTCGCCAACTAACTGCTTCTTTTTAATCGCGTTGTTTCTTGCTTTTGCCATCACGTTTTGCTTTATCTTACACATTAATAAATTAAATTACAATATATCGAATATTTTTGAATATCCAATATATTTTTTTACTTTTTCATAACTCCAAATAAAACCAAAAGAAGATTTGGTTTTTTCATAAGCACAATTAGAAATAGCCATTCGCGCAGATTCCCAATTTTTAGAAACACTTTTAGCAGCCTCAGTAAGACTAGCAAATTCACATATAAAAACACCTGTGAATTTATTAAATTGATAAATAATTTTTTTCTTGGTTGCTAAACTCATTTTTTTCTTAGCCTCTTCAGAATGTTTTACACCATAACGTGAAGTATTTTTACCGCGAAGTCCCCAATTAAAATTTTTTTCTCCGGTTTTACTAACACTCATTTTTTTCTTAGTCTCTTTAGAATGTGATTTTCCGTATAAAGGATGCGTTTTACCGCCTCCAACACCTTTTCCTCCCCCACACTGATTATAACACATTGGAGTATTCCATACATCTCTTAGCAACCCCTCTTCAAATGCGTAAGCTTCTTTTGAAGTACAAAAGAATTCAATTATTTCATAAATAAAATTTTCTTTACCGTATTTCTTAAGTGCTTGTTTTAACATAATACCCGACCCAAAATATCCATCATCCATATTATTAGTCGAATGTTTACCAATATAAAATCGATCATTAATATTATTTGTAACCCTATAAATAAAATGTACCATTAACCAATCATATTTTTAATGCCTGTGCGCAATGCTTTAATCTCATATTCTGTAGACTGTGACACATCAAATTCAATCTTTACTCTCAGGTACGGTCCCTGTAATGCTTTACCGCTCTTGGCCCCAGAGTTTCGTAATCCTATCTTGGAATAATACCCAGGATTAAAATTTCTCATAGCCGGCGATGTATCGATGTTTGGCGACACGTTAGTAGGAGTTGTATCATACGTTATCTGACTAGGTATTGCGTTAGCATGAATCAACATATCTATAAATTCCCAAGACTCATGTAATGAGGGATTTATGATCAGTTCTATATAAGGTGTCATGTTATTAGCACCATTGCTGGCTAGTGTAAATGTACCTTCTTCCACACTATATATCCTATCTTGCACAGAGCCGAATATGTATGGCCAGTCTGCATAAAGCCCAAATGATCCTTTTTCCATAAATATCATTCGCTCATATTCATGCTCCAGTCTATGAGTCCAATTATTTTGAAAGAAGTTAAAGACATATGTTCCAGCACCGTTCCCCAAATCAACCCATAATTCATTATTACGCTCATTAAAACAAGTTACTGTACGGCGATAAGATATACCTTGCGGTAATCCTTTACATATTGGTAACAAAGTATCGCGCCAGTTGGATATAATATTTATCAATTGATTATTGTAAAATAACATAATACCTTTTCTGTTCACAAAAGCCAGGGCCTGCATAAACTTACCATCAACTGTTTCAATAGTTCCTTGTGACTTACTCCTACTCAATCTATACGGACACCCTAATCCCACACTAATCCATAATTCATCGTGTATAAATTGACCCTCAATTTGAAGAAGTCCTATAGGCGCGCTGGTTACGTCGCGAAGCATGGTTTTGTTGGTATATAGCAATGCCATGCCGGATTCTGTTATAGCATACAAATTACGCCCCCTAGAACTGATATCATCATATAACATTTTTATTTCGCCAAGATCTGGACGCTTCATATCATAATAATTAAACGGAAGGAATGTTCGCAAAGATGGTGAATTCTGTACATCCGGGCGCTTCTCTAATGAATAAAGTATTCTCTGATCAAATTTGGTTCTCTCTGTGTATCCCACAAGCGGTTTACTGGTTGATCTACTGCTACTTTTCTTTGAATAATCAAAGTTACACATCTGAGGTAAGTGAAATCCACCATAGTTCCATTTCAAATGCTCATCACCATAATCATTATAATATCCACCGAATAATCCGATCCTCTCAAAATAATCCTCTGTACTCTCATTAGAAAGTGGAGATCCATAACTACATGGTCTCTGTACGTAATTACGTTGTGGGAACACATCTCCATAAGCCAAAGCTATATTTGACCTAGACTCGCAATAGAATCCTACAACCCACTGGCGTATGTAATCCGAGTCCGTATTTCGTTTACCAAGGTATTCATATTCATTATTACTATTGGGATCAACGGCAATAGCCGGCAGATCGTATACATGACTACCAGCTACAGCTCCTCCATTAGTGTATGTAAACGCCGGCACTGGCCCCCTTAAAGAAAACTGCTCATCACTTCTTGCAGCAGCTATCTCAGATTTAAGCCGATTACCATTAACCTCGTTATCAATAATCGCACAAAATGTTTCTCCTACAGTAACATCTCCGCCAAAAACAATGATCGGACTATCAGCGTTATAGACCACTTCAATACCCCAACCGGCTGCCGGATAGTAATTTATTATATCAGCATCAACATCAAAATTAATATAACAATCTACTTTAGGCGCAGCTATTCTATCGCCTGTTACTGTATACATTCCATAAAATGTGCCGCCATAAACAGTAAAGGATCCTGTACCAAGTCCGCCCCCAGTATTTATAGTGCCGTCCCAGGTTGTAATATTTCCAGCAGTCTCATGCGTAACATCCATCCATTTCTGATCATTTACCAATATGTATCTATGCGAAGCAGCCCTTACTGTACCCGCCTCCTGCGCAGCGTAATCTTCAAACCTTTCATCTACAAGCTGAAATACTTGAGTACTGGTAGCATTTCCCTCGCCTATTAAAGCCTTTAATTTTTGGTATACTCCAGTATCCTCAAAATTTGTAGTGTTATTGGTAAGCACTGACGCTCCATCCTTTATAATATTAACAATATACCAAGGTTCATTGAAAGCACGATTATTAGTAAAGGTGCCGGCCTCCTCTGTAAGTTCGTCATCAAAAGCATATAATGTATCGGTATCATCGATTTCAAGCTCCAGCAAATTACCTCTTCCATTACCGTTACCAAACTGACCGCCATTGCGGGCAATAACTGTGGATTTTATGCCCCATATAAATTGATTAGTGCTATTTGATATTGCGGCGCCTTGGCTATCATAACCAGGAAGGCCGATATAATTACGAAATCTTCCGAAAGTAACATATCCAGATGCCCTGCCTATATGAGCGCTATCATCCCACGGACTATATATTTGATTCTCATAATAAATATTAGCGTAGGATAATAAATCTGCGCTGAAATCTTCTGCGGCAGAAACATCTTCATGATTGGAATACATAGCAGTAGTGTACCCGAGCGGGCTTACAAGCTGTATTTCATAATCTTCAGGGTTATTAAGTATGTCATCATACAAAGATCCCTTTACTCCAATAGCTGGATCTATATCTGGAGAATAAAACATGAGCTTTAACCAATTCTTTTTTACAGCCCATGGCGATGCGGTTCTTTCTTCGAATACGAACGTACCAATACCTTGGCATACCACCCGCCCAGCTGCTGGTGTTCGCACGATCTTGAAGCCCCTGGCCCAGCTAGGCAATAAACTCACATCCATGCCTGTAAAAGCGGCTCCTAGTGACCATATGTGATTGCCATATGCCTGTTGAAATTGATAATTACTACTTTCAATCATATCAGTTGGTAAACTATGCATAAATCCAGCATCGCGCTTATCATTCTGCCCTGTTGGGGTCATTGTAGAATATACAGCATTAGTATAAAAAGTTTTCTCATCTAATATGCGCGGAATATCAAGAAGAAGAGCTGAACCCATGGTAGTATTAGCCTTATAACTAAATGCCTCGAATGTGCGATCGTTTACATCAGCGGTATGACTAGCTACTGTAGCATAATTAGGCCTCTCATCTGTATATTTATTTGATAATGTTTCTGATATACCAGTTAATACTTCTCGCCTATTAAAGAATTTGAAATTTGTGTTCCCAGGAACTCCGGATGCAAAAGTTAAGCCCCCCATATCATCAACAATCTGCACAGCATAACCATAACGTTCTCCGCGCATATGTGATTTTCTATAAACTTGATTCCAAGTATCTTTAAATCCGGCCAAGCCAAGATCCATATTTATAGGTTGAATTCGTTTAGTCTCGCCATCAACAAGAAAAGCGCTATCAGATAAATTAAGATCGCGAGATTCATACTCTACCCCTCCAAGAACAAGTCGGCCTTCAATAAGCCGTACTGCATTACAATATTTTATAGGCGCCGATTCAAACTCTGAAGATTCGTCTAATGTTAACCATGTAAGTCCTTTCTTATCAACAAAATCTATGATATCATGAGTCGTATTGGCAATATCAACAAGATTACCATCCGCATCGGCTACAAGGGTTATGTATTCAGGAGCCGATGTAAAGTCTGGTGATAATCCTGTATTATTAGGAACCCGCTTTATATGCATAGATGTAAACCCGGCTGTATTAGTAACCCTGAAACGTATCCGTATTCCATATTTAGTGCCAGTTATGGAAGGCTCCGAGCCAGAAGAAAATAATCCATACTTAGTATCATTTGGAGTTGTTAACTGAGTATACTGATGTACAGGAATTAATGGAGTAGATGGAGACCAATTAGTTACGTTTCCAGCTGGGTCAGAATATCTAATTGCATATGAATAACTACCAGGCTCAAGCCCCTGGCCTGACCCTACATTCTCCAATTGAACAAAGACAGGTTGATTAACATGGGTAGTTAACTGTAACCGGTGTGCGTCTTTATCGTAATCAGCAAAATATTTGTCAGTGGCTATGCTATCCAGCATGTCCATTAAATCATACGCCACAGGCGTACCGCCATCAGTAGCATATATGATGCCATCATCATTATCTATTACAGCATCCACATAGGCACTCCTGTCTCCAGGTATGTCCTCATGCTCAGCAACTTTGTAATTTGCAATGTATATAGTGGTCTTGTACGGCGTCTGAGAACTATACTGAAATTCTACTAGATAATCTTCCGCCGACCAATTAAATAGCCCAACACAGGTCTTAAACGCATCCAGAGTTCGGTCAAAATGTACCACATCTCCAGGAGTCCTCTTGTATGTGCCATTTATGGTACGCCTCATATGCGCAGCATGGCGCACTGAGCCATGATCCGGCATTAATAATTCCGGATCTGTGTCCGCATCTATCCCCTTAAACAATAAACTTGTTATATGTTTTTGGCCCTCTGAATCTTTCATAATACATTATATAAAAAATCCTGTAGGGATGGTCATATCCAACCCTACAGGATTGTTAACTACCCTATAAATAAGATCAAGATATACCTTTTAAGCCTTAACGTCAGCCGCTCTAACGATCATATAGAATTTAGCAGCGGCTTTATTATAAAACCCTTCAATGATATCTTTAGCCGTTGAAGTCTGAGTAGGCTCGGTGCCTCCAGCAAATTGATACTGAGCGTTCCATGTGATCGCATGGTTACCATCCGTGACCATCTCAAGCCTTAAATACGTATTGTCCTGCATATTAATAGCCGGACCAATCGTGATAGGCTCTGAAATAGCTAACTGAAATACCCTGGCTATGTCGAGATTAGGAATAAATGTACCGGCTATAGTACCTGTTAAGTCTCCAGACACGGCTGCAGAAACAGTTACAATAACTCTTTCGGTAGGAATAAGGGACCGTCTCTTAGAGAAAACTAAGATAGATGCTGGAGCCGTAGTGTTAGCTACTGAACCGGCAAGGTCGCCAGATACATTGGTGATGGTTGGGTGTACAAACTCTTGTCCTACAGCGACAGATTCCATTACGATAGTCTCACCTGAAGAGGTAAGTACAATACCAACCGCCAAATAAGCAGCTGCGTGTGCTGCTGCAAAGTTGGTACAGGTAACTGTCAAGGTACTAACAAATGTTGCAAGCTTGGTTAAACCACCAGCAGCAGCTACATTAGCCGTTCCAGATGTACCTGTTACTGTAATAGTATCCTTCTGCTTTACACTACCAACAACAGCACACTGAATACCCAAAAGGGTTAAAGCGGCCTGATGAGTAGCCTTAAAGTCTTCACTGGTTTCGTCCAAATCGGTGTCAAACGTGGCTAAATACGCTACGCCGTTAACTGTAATGTTGCAAGTTCCGGATGTACCGGTAAGAGTTACTGTATCACCATCAACTGGAATAACAGCAACTTGATTTTTGTCATCAAATAATTTCATGATCTTAAGTGTTATAAATAATTAAAAGTTTAAATAATTCAAATTAATATACTACTACCACCCCCGCAGATATCTGCAGCATGGCAAATTTAGTCTTTGCAAAAATCTTATCTCCTGCCGTAGTCGCAGCATAAATTCCATGCTCCGATAAAGGCGTAGTCGTGTTAGGAGTTGTGTTAACTACGGTACCTGCCAAGTCAGTAATTACATTAGTAATCACAGGATGCGCAAATGGCATACCTACTAAAGTTGACGTAAATATAAGATCCGCCCCAGAACTAGTAACAGTTATTCCAACCAAAGCATAAGCAGCGGCATGGGCCGTCACAAAGTTTGTAGCAGTCTGTGTCAACGAAGTAGCAAAGGTAGCAAGCTTGGTTAAGCCTCCTGCTGCACTTATATTTGCAGTACCTACGGCTCCAGTTAATGTAACAGTATCCACCTGGGCAACTCCAGTGCCAATTTCATCATACCCATCTTCTTGTAAATAAGTAAACGTAGCAGCTGTCAATACCTCAATAGTGTCAAATTTTGCATAATATGGTACATCAACAGTAACAACTTTTTTAGATCCGTATAATCCAGATCGTGCAACAATTTCTTCCATGGTTTTTATTTTAATAGGTCATTTTTGAATTATATTCGATTATATCTCTCCACTTTTTCTTGTCCAGCTCTAACAGGCGAGACTTCGCTTCATGCCACGCACCCCCAAAACCAAACTTATCCAATTGTATCGCCGCGTCAGTTTGAATGGACCTGTACCGGCGATCTCTTCCATCTGTAGATTTCAGGGCCCTGGCCCCGCGTTCTACTACCCATAATGTAACCGCCTCAGCGGCCATGGGCGGAACAATTTTTATTTTATCGATATCCAATTCCGAACTAGCCATGCCTTTGAAAGAAATGCGCACATAATCATATCTATCACATGAATCGGATAAATAGATGATACCACTATGGGTGTTGAAAAAATAAGTGGTCCCACCTATTTGAGGCGCCTTTACAAAAGGATCAGTATAGTTATATTCCTTATTGATAGCTGTATACCCAGTCTCTTTTCCCCTGGTCTCAAAAAATCTCTTCCAATAAACATTCTCCATGTACCCAACTTCATCCGGAGTGCCACTATATATGCATATGTTATTAAGATCAAACAATCCTTTAGGGATAGGTATTTTCAAATCATGCGGCATCTCCACATCCTTGGTCACATCTACAAAAGCCGTATCAAAAGACAGTTCATCCAACGCCTTTTTAACAGCTCTTCTGTACCAGCCCGGCGTTAATTTTTGTTGCTCTTTGTCATCTAAGTCAAGCAGTACGTCAGAAATTACGTCCTGGATGCTGAGCAAATCATCAAATGAAAATGTACTCATAATTTATATATTATTTCTATAATTAACAAGATTATTTATCCATAGCATAAAATCTTCAACAGATTTCGTTCCTTTTGCTTTATTACAATAACCACAACATGATACCACATTACCCATTGTATACCCCTTGGTATTATCTATTCGATCTATCCCATTGTAAATATATAAACCATTAAGATTAGAAATAGAACATATATTTGATGGAGAGGCTCCGCAATAATAACAATTTTCTTTGTGTAAAGCTATAATTTGTTCATCAGTTAAAGCTTGTTCAATATTTCTTCGTTTAGCGCGCTTTTTATGTCGCAGCAATACACTATTACGAGCAGCTACCCCTTCAGGAAGTCGGCACTTTTCCCACGCTTTTTTGACATTTTCTTTGGCGTTTTCTTTCTTTAAACAACCACAACTTTTAGTTTTCCCACGGACTAGCCTTGCACTATTAAGTATTTTTTCATTCCCACAATCACATTTACATAACCAACATACATTTCCCCGTTTATCTTTATGTGAATATTCAATCACAGTAAGCCTATTAAACTTTTGCCCTATTAATTCTAATCGTTTAAATCTCAAGATTGTATATCTTTAGCTGTTACTATGTTAATAGCGTTTTCTTTCACCGCAACATCGTATTCCTCAGGAAGCTTTGTTATGAAAAGCCCGAGCCCTACCAATTCAGCTTTGAGCTGAGGTAAAAGCTCAGGCGGGAAATCTAACACAGCATCCAAATCTAAAGCAGCATCAACCGGAAGCAGGGCAGTGTACAACCCAGCCTCAACAAGTAAAAGGTTTATCTGTTCGCACCCAAGAAAATATATCCTATCTCCAACCCTGTAAAAATATGGGTCTGAAGGTTTTGGTCTTTCATCTTCATTCATATACAACCTACGCGACGCAGGAACAGTAGTGCGGGTAAATTGCACACTGGTAAAAGTAGGATCGTTAGGATCCAATGCCGCTTTGTACGTTATATAGTCAATTCCTTTATCATCATCAAAATCGTATATAGCAGCCGGTAATACAATATAATTACGCCCGGTACTAGAATCCACTAATACGTCAATATCCAAAAATGTGGCCAGGTGGGCACCGCTATCGGCCTGGCCGATATGTATCTTTCTTAATCGATCAGCATGAACAATGGCCCAATATGCTACCTGGGTAACGGTTACGTTAGCCTGGGGATGATTCTCCCTAATAGCCCTAAGAGCGTCAAATACTATATATCGTAATGTTGCTTGTGTCGCCATAATTACATGAATAATGCTGTTAGTTCTTTAACGTCCTTATCTGATACCTGAAGCGCAGTGGCGGCCTCACGACCTGCCTGTATCATCAAATACTGATACGCCTTCATTACTACCGGTTGATGCAATACTGGCGGAAACTCAACTTTGGTAGTTGTTGCTATTATTTTTGTAGGTGTACGAAGATGTATTATTCCTACTTTAGTATTCGTAGGCGCCGGACGCACAACCAAATATTGTGCAGCACCTCCGTCTGGATCAATAGTATTTATTTGTGTATAAGTAAACAAATCAAGATCCGACGCCAGTCCGGCATAACCTGGAGCAAAAGGATCTTCTGTAGCCCCGCCAGAATTAATAAGTGGAATAAACTTAGCTAGACGAGCCCCAGCCATTACATAATCAGTCGTACCACTTATAACAGGATTAGGATCAACACCTACTATCCTCCAAAGTTTTTCTTGAACAATGAAGACGCTTGTTAATGCAAGTTTAACAGCATCTTCGTCCGGTATAGTGGTAGGAGAGACTAATACTACAGTCAATAATTCATTAAATATGCTAGGAGCAAGTACGCCATTATCGAAAGCTTTATCGAACGCGGACATAATATATCTTACAGCCATATTTAAGGCCGGAGTATGATCATTTGCAAAACTATATCGTTCTGAATTCTCGTCATCGACAAGAAATTCAAGATCCGATACCAAATCAGATGCTATAAGCATATTATTAAGTGTTTACTGCGCGCCCAATAGCCTTCTTCTTGCTTGATTGTCTTCCAACTCTTTCGCATCGCGTACATATTGATCTCCCAACTCTGTGGTTAACAACTGTCTTAGTTCCTTTACTGGCACCCTATCGACTTTTGCTAAACCCATTTGATGGGCGTTACCAATTACCGATTCGTCAGTCATTGCTACAACCTGCTGCGCCGCTTTAACTCGAAATTCCCGATATATGGAATCTACAGTCATTGTTTCGTTTACGTTCTCAAAAAACTCAACTCGAAATAACGGATGTTCTCGTAAGAACTTTATTTCCGCCTTTAAGTGTGTAGTGAACTCACACGAATTAACAATGCTCTCTTCCCTACCATCTTTGCGAATGTCACTGGCCGCATATTGAAGCTTAATCAATTTATACGGGGGCATAACCTCTACGCCCTTAGAATTAAGATATGAGCCGATTACATAAAATACTCGTCTCGATGAAAATGTTACGCCCTCTTCTTGAAAATCTGTCTCAGGTACGGGCTTATACCTGGGCCTTCCTGGTCCGCCAAGAGCTTGTTGAGTTAATATCTGATCAGATAAAAGTTTTATCTGAGCCTGCATTAACTGCAACTCGGTTGCGTCTGTTGATACAACTGCTGGCGCTACTGCTTCAGCTTCCTTAATAGCGTTAGCCGCCTCTTCTAGCTTAGCAATTTTTTCTTGTAACTCCCTATTCTTCTTCTGCAGTTGAATTTCTTTTGCTGAAAGGGCTGCAGTCCCTTTTACGTTTTCGTTTTGTTCTGCCATCATTTTAAATTTATCACGTATTTAAAAAAAGCAAGGGGAGATTAATCCCCTCGCCCTATATCAATCCTTATTGAGGATTATGCGGTGTAATAAGATCACTTACAATACCGGTAGTGTCAAGATAGAAAGAAGACAACGGGTTGTTCATCTTCAAACTTAACATTCCCTGTATCCACCATTCGGTGTAGTCCTGAATAGAACCATTAGTACCTTTAGGCGACGTCTGTCCTACTTCAACAGGCTGGTAGCCTTTCATACATACTGGATGTATGGTTTCAGTATCAAGAACAAAAAGCCTATGCTGCCAGGTTACCGGGAAACAAGAAACTTCCTTAAATAACTCAGTAGCTACAGGTACAAAGCTCATATCACCAATCTTGTAGATACTCAAGTTGAGGTCACCAATTTTGGATTCGGGCTTGTAACGTAATCCGGTTTCTTTCCACGACTTGGACAATTCATACAGAAGAGCGTTCTGTGCAAAGATGAATCTAACTCCACCTTCAGATTTGTAGTCGGTTTCGAAAGCAAGAGCTTCGAAAGACTCCTGAAGAGTGGCCTTAGTTACACCAGAGGCACTAGCTGATCCAGCTGCAACCATGGCGGGGAAAATTCCCTGCATAGTCATAGCTCTATATGAGTTATCAGTGGTAGGAGCAGCTACGCCAGGAACAGCAATATCTACTTCACCCCTTTTACCATTCCACAATGAAATGAACATGTCTTGAAGTAACAGATCCATCTGTTCTTTCTTGTCCAAATCAAAATAGTTAGTGGTAGAAAGGTTTGCAAATTTCTGCATTTCCTTACGCGTCCAACGCTTATCACGATGCATCAACTGAATGTAGTTGTATCGCTCAATTTTGGACATCCTGTCATAATGAGTCAGGAAGTTCTGACCGTCAGCAATAACTGAAGTCTGGATTGAGAAATAATCATCTACTGCAACAGCTGTAAGGTTTGAAGCTCCGTTAAATTTCTTAACGTAAATGTGGTCGGCTACTGTGCCTACCGCGTAAACAATTCCTTTACTGTTGTCAGGGTATACGATAACCTTATTAATGGTTACGTTTGCGCATCCACCAGAAGTAAGAGTAATATCTTGTGTAGCGCCCGTTGCTGTAATAGCAGCGGCTTTAAGGGCAACACGCCCAAACGTTTTCTCAAGATAAGTGAACACATCATTGTCCTCATACTGTACTGGTTTATCCATAAGCAGCCGCAAAGCAGCATACTTCTTAGGAACAGCGTCAAAAATCTCGCGAGCAATCGCTCTGCGAATTAATAGGGTCTCGCTATAACTAAATTCCGTGGCAAACTCAGAACCTGTTGGCTGAAGGTTATAAGGTGCCGGGTATTGTACTGCCTGCGGATCAGGCGGACTAGGCGTTGCCACATAAGCAAGACTAGTGTTAAAAGAATCGGCCATAATATAAAAGTATTATAAAAAAAGTTTAAAAATTAAGTTAATTATCCACGCGCACTCATGAAACCCGTCGCGCTCTTCACTGCCTCCGAGACTTTATTATCCCCAGGAGCAACTGCTCCGCCGGTAAGTGGTCTCGCATCACTGCGTTCCAAAATCTGTTCACTAGCTTGAGATCTGCCAGCGGCAGTAAACTTAGCTACTATATCAGATATGGTATGCGATTGAGCAAGGATGGTTTCTTTTCCGTACTCTTGCATTGCAATACGCTCTGCTGCATCTGGTCTGTAAGTATTATCCGGGTTGAATAACGTTCCATGCAATTCGGCAGTCATTATGTTTCGTATCCTCTGTGTCTGAACCTCTCCTATATCAGGATTATTGGTTTTCAACTGAGCGATAGACGCCTCCACAGACTGATCAAAGTTTTGCTTTGACAGATCGGCAGTGCGCTGCTGATTCGCGATGTTATTGTTATAGGTCAACTTATCGGTGTCGTACCTAGTATTGGCCATCATTCGCAGGGCCTTATATTGTTGTTCGTCCATTTCCTTGAACTCGTCCTTATTGTATTTCGTATCACTGTAATGATTTATCAAATCCTGTTCTGGATAATCATTAAAACCCTTCTCAAAATTCAATACCCCACGCTGGGCAATATCTCCAATGAGTGTGTTGTAATCCCTATTATTTAAGGCCGCATCAAGTATCATAGACACTTCTGTTGGTAATGCTTTCAAAGAACGTTCATAATTATCAAGTGTCGCTTTTGTAGCTGAAGCATTAGATAACTCAGCCTTCAATTTATCGTACTCCTTTATAAAACCCTGAAGATCATTAACATCTTTAAGTTCTATATTAAAAGCATTCGCGAAACTCTTCACATCTTCAAATGAACTGAGGACTACTTCCTCCGTCCCGTCCTTCGGCTTGGCTCCATATACCTTCTTGCCGAATGGTGTTTCAACAATTATTGGCTCCATCCCAACCTCTGGTTGCACCGGTTTTGCCGGATCAGCAGCGGGTTGTGCTGGACCACCAACTCTTGGTGCTATCTTTGTTGGCTCTTTGGGGGCCTTCTCAGGCTCTACTGCCGGGGCCGCTTGTTGCGCCTCTGGTTTAGGTTCTCCCTTATTGCCAGCAATTTCATTAAGTTTTTCTGCTGAGACTAGCCCAGCTGCTGCGCCTAAAGCGCCCGTTCCACTACTTTCTTTTGGTTCTGCCATCGTTTTTTATTTTTTAATTAATTAAACACGTTTTAACAAAAGTAACTATAATTATAACAAGCACCAAAACAATTTAACGTTTCTGTGGCTGAGCCGCTTTCATACCCGAAGATATAATCTTTGTGGCACGATCTTTATCGGCATCAGAGTCTTCTCTGGCCTCTTGTCGTAACTGTTCTCCATATATAACTTGGCCAGCTTGTTCCTTAGCATTAGTCTCCATAATCATAGCATCCTGACCTGCCTGCTCTTGCTTACGCTTGGCTTCGGCAACCCTTCTATGGTAACTACGTAATTCTTGTAATGCTTCTTCATCTGTAGCCCGGCCTACAAGTACAGCAGCAGTCTGAGGATCAACCAAACCAAACTGTAGCCATTGTAATGTACGCTGATCGACATATAAACGCTCGGTATCCGGATCCACGCTTCTTACTAAGGCTGTTCTGAATTGCTCAGGCCTCATATCCTTAGATAATTTTAGAACTTCCGCAGAATCTTCACCAACAGCATCTACTAATGAAGCATCGCTGTCAATATAATATCTCTTACCTGAGGTGGCAATATTCTGATAACACCCATTAAATATGGTGCCTATAGCGCCATAAAATGGTTCCTGCATTATGGTCCCGCGCT